ATGCTGGATCTTCTAAAGGCCGCGGACGCGCTGAGTACGAAGAATGCCGTGGCTTGGGCCCTTAGTAAAGTCCTGCCGAAGGGCGCCATGCGCGACGAAGCCGCGGGCATTGCGGGCAAGGCTGAGAGGGATATAAAAGGCGATTTTCAGGATATCGGGGCTACGGGGGCGGGTTGGTCGAAGCGCATTGAGGAATACCAAAAAGTTTTCCACGTGGCCGGAGAGATACCTGATGCACCCAAAGGGTATACTCGGCGGCTTCAAGCGCGCAGGGACGCCGAGCGAGTAGAAGAAGCCCGTAAGACGGGGGTCCCGTTGGACATGGATGTAACGCACCCAAAGCACAAGCCTTACTCTAGCAGCGCTGTAGTGCCTGCGGAGGTGCCGGCACCGAGTAAGGTGTCCAACACGGTGCATAGTAACACTACCAATAACATACACGTGCATACGGCAAGCACGAACGCCACACCTAGGGAGATAGCTGATGTCGTGCAGAAAGCCGTCGCGAAGGCTCTAGCCGATCGCGATAGAGCCGTGTTTGCGACTACGACGACCGCTCAACCCGATCCCTTGGCACAATACCCATGAGTTTGTTAGACGCTATCGGTCTGGGCGCAGGGACTCAAGGAGTCCCGACGGCCGACCAAATGAACGTTGTGTCATCGGCCCCGGGGCATGATGACTCGGTCCTTCCCGCTTATATCCAATGGGGCGATCCCTCGGCGCAGAACTTTCTCATATTCGACGCGGTCATGTCCGAGACGCATACGCGCGTGGCCACCGTCACGACGCATACGGTAGAGACGGGCGTGGCCGTGACGGACCATGTGCGCCCCGAGCCGGATGAGCTCGCACTCGAGGTCATCGTCTCTAACACGCCGCTCCCCAAGTCGAACGATCCGGACATGGTCGTAGGGCCGGTGACACTTACCATCCCACAACCGAACACGTTCTATTCGATATCGGGAGCTATCGACGCGCTGGCCACGGTGATTGGGTTGAAGCCGGCCTTCCCCACGACGCTGAATGCAATCGTGGCTTCTTACCCTTCCGATCACGACTACATAAAGCTGGCGCACTTCACTTTGACGAATCTCCGTAACAACGCGCTTCTTCTGACCGTGCGCTGCCCGCGGGCCGAGTACGACAACATGGTGCTCAAGAGCGTGGTCATGACCCGCGACCCTGAGTTAGGCACGGGCGCTGCCCGATTTCGACTCGAGATGGTGCAGATTCGCACGGTAGCGTCATCAGTCGGCGCGGCTCCCCAACCCACCGTAGCAGCCGCAGCACCAACCCAGAGCAACGGAAGCCAAGAAGCTAAAGACGACGACAATACGCCGCATACGTATACGTCCGTGATAGACAGATTTCTAGGTGTACGATAATGGCGCTCACTATCCCGACCGATTCCGCCGCTCTTTTCTGGACGCAGACTACGGCCCTCGACGGCGTCAGTTACGTGCTCACATTCCGGTACAACTCCCGGGAGCAGTGCTACTACCTGAGCATAGATTCTCAGGACGGCTCTACGAACTACGTCAACGGGCTGAAGCTAGTGTCTAATTACTTGTTATTGCGAGAGGTTTCCACGCCTCCCGGAGAGCTGGTAGTCTTGGCCATAGGCGATGACTCCCCAGCCCGTGTCGGAGACTTCGGCGGCGGTAGGTGCGCTTTATACTACATAGCGCAAGCGGACGTCATAGCCTCGGGTGCCGAGCCTTGGCGTAACCCCTATGCTTGATCCTACGACCAAGCTCTTCGCCCGGCAGGTCAATCTCACCATCGGCATGCCCTCGGGGCCGCTATCGCTTCCCTTCAACGATGCTAATTCCACGGGGCTGACGGTCGACGGTCTGGACATAGAGTTCGACGTAGAAAAGTCTTTGAAGTCGTCGGAGCCTAACAAGGCTCGGATAAAGGTGTGGAATCTCACACGAGACCACATCAAGGCGATTGGCCAAGCTCAAGCGCTCACGGTGCGTCTAGAGGCCGGCTACAAGGGCAATACGGCGCAGGTTTACTACGGCGGGATTCGCTCCGCGCATTCTACCCGAGAGGGCGACACGGACTTTGTCACCATACTGGAATCGGAAAACACGGTAGCAAAGCCCGGGATAGTGTCCGCCACGAAAAAAGTGACGACGTCGTCCTTCGTCAGCGTCCCGCAAGGCCCTCGGGTGTCTCTGTCGTCCGCGATTAGCACGTTGGCCCCTATCCTGGGTGTGACGACAGGGGACTTGACGGCTGCTTTGGCCGGGAAAGAAGCCATCCTGATAAGCGGGTCGTCCTTGCACGGGAACGCGGCGCAGCGCATGACCGATATCTGTCGATCGGCAGGGCTGGAATGGTCGATACAGGACGAGGTCTTGCAACTCGTAGATATCGGCAAGGCGCTCACTACGACTACGGCGTTCAACATTTCCCCGGACACGGGCTTGGTAGGCTCCCCGACGTCCGACTCCCAAGGCGTCGTAGAGGCCACGGTCCTGCTGACCCCTGGCCTAGCGCCCGGCGTCCTAGTGAACTTCGTCGGCGCCGGGGACCCTAGCGGCTTGACACCGTGCATATTCGTCAATGGCGGCGGTTACCGTATCGACAAGATCCGAGCCCACGGTAGCACCTTCAGCAGGGACTATTACCACTCCTTTACGGCGGTGAAATACTGACATGCCCATACCTCGCACGTTACCGGAGATTCTGGGGGCGCACGCTGACGTTCTGAAGAGCGATATCCGAAAGTGCATCCCGGCCACGGTTACCGCCGTGAACGCGGCGAAGATGACGGTGGATGTTCAAGTAGCCGTCAATGACGTGCTATTCGATCCGTTGGGTAACGCCTACTCCGTAGCAGCCCCGACGATTGCGGATGTACCGCTCGGCGTGGCCCGAGGGGGTAAGTTTTTCGTGTGGGTGCCGGTGTCGGTAGGGGATTCCGTTCTGCTCATATTCTCCGACCTATCGGCGGACTCGTGGCGTCTGGCATCCAGCGCGCCCACCCAAGGCGTGGACCCCGTGTTCCTGGGGCGGCACACCCTTGACTCGGCGTTCGCGATCCCCATGTTCGCGCCCGACTCCCAGGCGTTAGCAGACCCCGCGCTCGACCCGACGAAAATTATCATAGGCCTGGACGGCGGGCCGGAGATCAAAGTCTCTCCGGCCGGGATAGAGCTTGGAGCGGCGGGCGCGACCCCGCCCTCCGATTACGTGGCCTTGGCATCTAAAGTTGAAACGGAATTGAACGCCATAAAGACGAACATTACCGACATTCTAAAGGCATTGGCTGCGGCTGTCTCTCTGCCTACGGGCGGCAAATTGACTTTTGCACCCTCTTTGCCTTCGCCCTATTCCCCCGGTCCCGTAGCTTCTTCCACCGTAAAATGCGCGTAGGCTAAAACTCACCATGTCCTGCTTTCTGATGACATCCTCTGGCGATCTGGATTTCTCGACGGGCAATCTTTCGATAGTCCGCGGCGTGGCCCAGGTTACGGCTCAGAAACTTACAGCACTATACTCTATCGCACAAGGGGAGTGGTTCATCGACGGACGCCTAGGGGTCCCGTACGTGACGCAAGTTTTGATCAAGAACCCGAGCCTTAGCAGCATCAGCACAATGCTCATAAACATCGCTCAGAAGTGCCCGGGCGTGGCAGCCGTGAGCAGCATCAAGATGAACTACACGCCGAACGCGCGCACGCTCGGGGCCACGCTCACGATAATCACGAATGATGGCGCCGTTCTCTCTGGGGGCCTTGGCCAACCTTTTATTGTCACGAGGCAAGCGACATGAGCATCAACAATCTAACGGCTTCTGGCTTTGTAGCCTCTACGGTGACGGAAGAGGTTACCTACCTCAACGGCCGGGTACAGACCCTCATCGATCCGAACCTGGATGTCGACCCGGATCAACCCCTAGGGCAAATCATTGGCATCTTCGCCGCGGAGTTTGCAGCCGCGACCGAACTCTTGGCCACGGTTTACAATTCGATGAACCCTGCCGCGGCCGAGGGCACCTTGCTGGCGAACCTGGCTTCCCTCACGGGGACCTATCCGCAGGTCGCTACGTATTCCACGGTCCCTTGCAACCTCACGCTAAGCGCGGGCACCACGGTAGGGGCCGGTTCTACTATCTCGGTCCCCGGACAACCCACGTCTAATGTTTGGATATTGCTCACCTCCGTAACGGCGCCTAGCGGCGGGGGTGTCGTCCCCGGGTCCTTCCGAGCCACGGTGACGGGGCCTCAGAACGTGACCTCGGGCACGAGCATGGTCATTTCGCCTACGATTACGGGTTGGTCCGCTTGCGTAACTACGGCGAATGCCACGCAAGGTCAAAACGCGGATACAGACACCACGCTTCGGGCTCGGCGAATCGAAGAGCTCGGGGGCGAACAGTTCGGCACTACCGCCGCAATCCAAGCCGCCGTTCTGGCCGCGGTGACGCCTTACGCCGGGGGATCGCCAGCAGGCGCTTGGTGCTACGAGAACACATCGTACGCCTCGGACGCGAGCGGCGTGCCCCCGCATAGCATCCATGTGGTCTACTGGGCCGGGGCGTCAAACATAACGCCGTCGACAACCCTGGCAAACATCATAGCCCAAGCGATATGGTCGCACAAGGGTGCAGGCGTCGGCACCTACGGAGCTTTGTCGGGCGTGGCCACGGATGCCTTAGGCAATAACTATACCATATACTTCGACGTGGGGACGGCGGTGCCTGTCTACGTGTCGCTGAACACAACGCCCAACCCCGTCACCACGGCGCAGCGCGCGGCTATTGTGACCGAGCTGACGACCTTCACGGAGCAGACGTGGACCTTCGGGACGACCGTGAAGGTTATTCCTCTGCTGGCCAGCGTGCTAAATGGCGTCGCGGGTCTTGTCGACATTCCCACCTACGGCATCGGTCTCGCGCCTGCACCGGTGACTACGGGTAACATCGTCATGGGCCCCACGCAGATAGCAATCCTCAGTGGTATCCTAGTGAACGGAACATGATCCCCGCTCAGAACTTTGACATCGCCACGGGCGGCACGGCGCTGCTGACGTCGGTCTACGCGAACAAGCCCGGGATATCGGCGCTTGTGACGGCCTTCTCGAATCGCTTTCAGGTCTTGGAATCGCAAATGGGGTCCATCCTGAACGGCATCAACCTGGCCAATCATCCCATGCCCGGGGGTCCTTGGGACGTGCTCGACAAGTACGGTCTAATCGTAGGGGAACCCCGGCAAGGTCGGAGCGACGCGGCTTATCTGCCCGCCCTGCGACTCCGCGTTTTGGTGAACAATTCCCACGGTTTGGTGTCGGACATAATCGCCGTTGCTAGCGCTATCTTGACCCCCGGCGGGTACACCTTCGTATACTCCGAGGCTCCGGACCAGACCTTCTTGATCACGGCCCTCGGAATACCGGACGCGGACATCGCGGCGCTTTTCCAGTACCTCCCTTTGGCTCGGGACGGCGGCGCCGACGCCCACATAATAGTTTCCAGCCCCGGAGACGACGTGCTGATCTGGGGTAACACTTGGGACGCTGCGACGACGCTCGCATCCGAAGAGGTAAAATGACGGCCTACATACGCGCATTGTGGTTACGCCTAAGCGCGGCCCCCTTCAAATGGGGTTGCCTATGGGGAAACAACATCTTTTTTGAAGGAGACGAGTAATGCTTTCCGTGACTTTCCCGTGGTCTTCTGCGGTCAACTATCCTTCCGGCCCGGATGTCGGTACGGCAACGAAAGTGGTCCCCACCGCTAATCAGTTCATCCGAGGCACGCCGGCTACGGCGCAGACCTTCGACTATCTTCTGAACGAGCGCGACACCTTTGCGCAGAACAGCAGCCCCTTGACTTGGCAAAGCCCGCTCCCTACCACGGGTTACTACAGCGGGGCCTGGTACGACTCCCTGCAAGGTGTTTGGCTCCTAGGCACTAACCCGACCGGCGGCGGAGCCACGGCCTTCCAGGCTCTTTGGAACCCCGGCACGGCATCCAATAACAGCGCGCCCATTACGGGTTCGTCCTACGGCACGACGCAGCCTATGACTCTGAGTTACAATTCGGAGCACCCGGGGGCATACGCCGTCATCAGCACGGGCTCGCCCGGCTCGGCGGGCACGGCAGAGGTCTTCTACTTCGGGCCTGCGGGTACCGGTCTGACCCACGCTTACACTGTCACCCTTGTAACGTCTGTCACGTGCGCGGAGCTGGTATATGTGCCGAGTTGGCCAATGCTGTACGCTATGGGCAGTTCCAGCGGTTGGTCTGTTCTGTCCGGTCTGGCATCGCCCTCTATCGTAGCTTCTAGCTCCGTGGCCAGCACACAAGTCATGGCGCGGAGTAGCGGCACCACGGCCATATTCGCTAGCAGCGTTGATCCGTCGTACGTCACGACCACGGACGGGCACACCTTCGTAACCCGAGCCTTCCCGTCCGCTATGAACATAGGGCCGGGTACAGCGCAATACCAGCTAGCAGGAATAACCTGGCACTCGTCCATACTTGGCTCCGTGTGGGTGGCTAATGTCGCCAAGGTGAATACCAGTGCGATAAGCACCTGGATTTCTCTGGACGCTATCACGTGGACGCAACAGAGTGCCCTCGTCGTGGTGTCCACGCATATCGGTGCGGTCATAGACCTGGCTTCGGCCGGGCATCACCTAGCGGCGGTGTGCGCTTTCGTGCCCTCCTACCCGCAGACCTGGAACACGACGCTATCCCGTATCCTTACGTCTGAGGACTTGGGCGTCACTTGGCACATGTCCCCGGGTGCTGTACTCGGCGACTTGAACCCC